CCCGTCCTCCACTGTCACCAGATGTTTTCGCAGGTCTATCGCCGTAGTGCCCTTTTTCGCTGCTGGGACATCGATGCCCGTCGGTTGGAGACGATGCATCTCGAGAGTCGGCCCCAGGGGGTGGTGCAGGTGGGGCAGATCCAGCATTGCCACGCTCGCCTGCTCCTTCTCCATCACGTTCATCAGCAGGGGGTGCGGTCGGGGCACGACGTTCAAAACCCGCGTTTCCAGAGATGTTATCATGTTCGCCTGTGTCTTCGCCGGTACAGCGTTTAGAGTGTTGAGAACCGCGGGCATCAGCTGGCGCGGGCGAAGGACGAAAGCAGTCGCGCTTATACTTGGTCAGACCGATATTCAAAAAAGAAGACCGATTCATGCGACTGTTAATCTCATAGGTCGGGACAATGACCTTTGGAAACGTCCACGCAAAACACTTCTTCACGGGGGCACTCTCAAGCAATCGATTAGCACATTCACGTGCGAACAAAGGGCCGTGGTTGCGAACCCAAAGTACTGCACGCAATCTATACAAATCGTACCAACGAAAATCCACCGGGTGGCCTTGAATGCAAGTGGCCACGTAAGCGGTGGTGACAGACTTCATGTCAGCAAGGTAAGCAACCAAACGGACGACCTCGTCAACATTCGAGAGGCTAGCGCTATGGGTCTTCATCTGCGAGGCAGTGAAGGAAGTCAAACTCTGGGCGTATTTCTCGTCACGGGCGGAGAACGCCAGTTGGATGGCGCAGTGCTCGACTATGCTCGCGGGAACGGTGAACGTGTGGGTGGATTTGTGGAACGTATACGTCTCATCACCAAGCTCGCGTGACACAGAATACCCATTGATCATGGGCAATGCTGAATCATGGGGCTTGGGCATGGCGTTGACGTCAGTGCGTTTGTAAACACCGGCAGCGGGATAACAGAACAACACCTGGGTGTCGGCAAATTCACACACCTTAGCATAAATGAATGCCCCAGAGTTGGTAACGACACTGCCCTCATTGGCCCAGGGGTGGTAACTGTGCTCGAAGGTGGTGCCATCACTAGTGGTCATGCGGAGTTGAGAACCGTGATAGGTGAGACGAGCTTCACTCTTACAAGCGGCGGCGTCAATCGTGGCCAAGGTGACAGGTCTGGCCGAGAAATTGTGGTTGATGACGAAAGTGGGCCCGGTGATGGTTCGGACCAGCTCATCCTGCGACATGTGATAGTCAACGTGGCTCAAGATCGCAAAAGGGATTTTCTTGCGTGACGGGCAATCTTGGCCATACCCTCGACAATTGTCGAATATTTCTGGGCTCTTAAGGTCACGGAGGATGTCGTCATTGCTATAGTTCGGGCAACAGATGTGCTTTTGCTTCCCGAGCTCCGCCCATCTGCTGCGACTGCCGCCAACATCACGGAACTGTTTGGTTTGACCAAGGATCCACGTGATGCACATGTTTTCAGCCTCCCGTCGCTGACTGGCGAGCCAGGAATGGCCCACGAGATTTGTCGGCTTCGGACAGTCTGGCTTGAAGTGTTTCTTGATGTCAACGATGCTCACGGCACCGTTATTGTTGATGACGACAACGCGGCCACGCCTGGCCACGTAGAAGACGACGAGTGCCGACCCAACGAAACAAACACACAAGGAAGCAGCGACATAAGCCAGTGCAACGAACTTGACCACCGGTTTCACGTATTGGTAAAGAACCATGAACCAGCTCACGTGGACGAAGGAGGGCACCTCAGGGATGCCGCGAAACCAAAACACGACATGACAGCTGTAAGACTGTCTGCCGATTTCAGAATGGAGCGGCACTGTGGTGTCAGGCCAAATGGCACGCATCCAACGGCTCATTTGGACGAAAGTGGGGTCATGATATTGTTCAGCCCAGAATTCATGCTCACGTTTCTCGATGGCACACTCATATGCCTTTTCGTCCAACGGCTTGAGGACCCACGCATCATACATATGATATGCAAGGCTTGGGATCCCAGTTACTGCAACGGTGTCGTGCGTCAAGACGCAAGCGTAGACAATCGTCACGCCTAGCAGAAACTGTCGGATGATGAAGAGTACGGGCGGGCCAGGATTTTTCTCAACATCGCCGGCTTGGGCGAGCAATGACCTGTTCAGACGTGCG